TGTGCTTGGCAGATACATACCCTGTCCAATGAAGCGGCGATTGGGGCGCAACCATGTGTAGTCGTTGTTGGTCATGCCGTTCATGTATCGCTCAAGATGGTCATACCAAGGGGTTTTGACGTTGATAAACTCAGCCACAATCTTGGCTAACTGCCCCGGCAACTTGCCATGCGCCTTGGCTGCTTGCGCTGCTTGTGCAATCTCGACCTTGGCTTGGGCTTCGATCTCTTGCATTTCAGACTCGGTTAGTTCCTCGTATTTAATATCGTCGCCAAGTCCGTTATCGAATTGAGGCTTACCGCCTCCCCCGCCTCCCCCATCGTCGTTGTCAGGAAGTTCATCGTATATCTGCTCGGTAGTTTTATCTTTTGACCCCGGCATATCTACAGTGTGAGGGATTTGCTCGCCAACTTTGCAGTCATTAAGCATGTCGTTTATCCAAGCATCACCCGCATAGTTCCACTTCTTATGATCTCTATGCTTGCGGCGCATAGCGTGTTGACCGATGACATGCCCAATCTCATGACATAGACCCCATACAACTTGGGGCACAGTTAGCGATTCAACAAAGTCTGCGTTGTAATAAATATCCCCACGGGCATTGACTGCTAGCGTGGGGATTGTTTGGTCTTCGATTAACTGCTTACGTAACAGAATACTACTAAAGAACGGGTGGTCAAGGACTATCTGCGCCTTCGCTTTGTCCAACTTCGACACGGATTTCATCAGTAAGTTCTCCATCTTCGTGGTTAAGAAAGGAAGCACCGCCTCTACCATTTTTTCTCATTGTGGCAGTGCCTATGATTAGGCCAACAAACAACCGTTGTGCAGTATGCACAAACTTTGTAGCCTCTTTGTGGTGGTGCTGATAATACACGGCAGCGAGCGTCGCACCTAACGCCCACACCAACAGAAACAACTCAGCCATACTAAACATACTTACACCCCCATGAAAGCACCCATCTGCTTGGCAATATCGTCCAACTTCTTCGCGGCTTGCTCACGAACGATTGGGGATTCACGCAGCCATTGCTTATGCTCGTTGTAAGTTCCCATCGTCTGTTCAAGTTCCTTGATAACTTGCACCATCTCTGGGTTGTCGTCAAGCATTAGTTTGCGTGCTACCTCTAGCCCTTCAAGGACATTCTCTACCGCCGAGTCACGGAACACAGACTTCTCAGTCCCGATGGGGCGGTTAAGTTTATCGATCAAGTGTTTGAGGGGTTCAAGCATACGGCTAACCACGTCAGTGCGTGCTAACTTCTCGACGTCCTGCATGGCTTGCACAAAGTTCTGCACATCTTCGTCACTAATATCGAACAGGAAGTGTTTGCGATCCGGCAGGGGTAGGAATCTCAGATCAAATCCCATACGTGTGGCAAACTCATTCGCCGTGGGATAGTCCTCAACCTTGGCCCTTGGTGTAGAACCCTGCGCCACGGCACTCGCACTGCGGAAAGCAATGTCAAGTTGCACATACTTATCCCAGTCGGGCAGGAACTTGGCGAGCAACCCGTCAACCTTGGCAATCAGCGAGCGCATTGTGGTCGTGTAGTCCATATACATATTGTTGGGCAGAATGCGTGGGCCCTTGTCCACATACGGAATCGTATGCGTCTTGTGGTATGTATACACCTCACTCATCGCGGACAACAACTCGTTGATCGGATTGTCCTTATCCCTAAACAACTTACTGTTGACCACAAGGCTGGCATCGTCCATCTGTGCTTGAATGATCGCCTCTGCCGTTTGGTCACGCCGTGTCAAGTTAGCCCTACGTGTTGTAAGTTTGACAAGCATGGCCTTTTCATTTAACTGCGTTACTTTTGGTTCAGTCATCTGCCATTCTCCTAGTTATCAAAAAAGTATACGAACCGCCAACTCTGCGGTGATCCGGGCTCTGTTGGCATGCAGTGAATGTAGCGATCCATCAGATACGCCCAAAACATCGGGCCATGAGGGCCGTTTAATCTATGTTCTGTTTCCTCTGCAATGCGCTCGTCGCTTAAGCAATGCCGAAAGAACAACTCCATAAACTCATCAGCGTAGTGCCACGAATGACTATGCGCATCACCTTCCCACGAATCAAAGAACGCTTGGGTAAGTGGCGCAAGATCGTCGGGTATACCTCTGGGTTCGGGCCCTTCACCGCGCACTCCTGCAAGCGCGGCAAAGAACTCATAGTTTCTATCTTCGATACCCCACCACCCAACGCCGCGTGGCTTAAGTGCTTCTCTCGGTATGGGTATGGCGGTTTCAAGACGTATACCATCAAGCGGTATACCTGTGAACTGATTAACTGTTTGCCAGCAGTCAATGTTGCGCTCAGGTAGAACTACTCTGCGCTCTAGGTGTATATGAATGTCGCAGCCCATGTTAGATCATCACCTTAGAATTCTGCACGGCCCAAGTAACAAATGCTTTGGTTGTCTTAATCTCGGGGCACAGTTTCATGGCATCGGCTACGCACATCACCTGGAACTCTGGCTTAAGTCGCGCCACATATTCCGCAACTCTGTCGAAGTTATCCTTAGACACCCGATGAGCAAGCGCACCAGTCAGCGCATACAGAACTGCTGGATCGTTCGGAACTTCTGCCTTGGCAGGGTTCATAATCAGCGCGTCAATGTTGGGTAACGATTGATATACCTTGCGAAACCCAGTGTATTCGGCTGCTGCACCTTCGCCCACATCGCCTGCTACGTTGCTAAAGTAAACATCAGTAGGCAAGTCATCAGGGATTTGGCTTACTCGCTCCCAGTTGCGTGGTGTTGGGCATACTTTGTCAGGGTCAAACGAACTCAGCAAGTTAGGTCTAAAGCGTAAGAACTGAATCAGTATGGGGTCAATGCTATTCTCTAGCGCCCACTGCGACCAATCGTCGATGTTCTCGGTGTATTCAAACGTCCGAACACGACCGCGCAACTTAGACACGACACGATTTGCACCCGACTTGTCTTTTGTCCGATTGCCCGTCGCGATGATGTAGGTCTGTTGTGATAGGTGTAACTTCCCCACTCCTCCGTTGTAGACCAGACCGCACAGTGCGTTCTGCATCGGCGTTGTTGCATCGGATAACTCGTCAAGGATCAGGAGGTTGCGACCCGTGGACAGACACGCCAACTCCTCGGGCGGTTTCCATGACGTATATTCGCCGGTGTTGTTGGGCGTGCCAAGTAAGTCAACAGGCTCTCGAAGTGATGCGAAGAATAACTCTACATGGTCAAACCCCATCTCCCTACCAACTTCTAGCGCAAGTGCCGACTTGCCTCCGCCGGGCGCACCCTCAATGTAGGGCACAATTTTGTTGGTTGTCTCAAACTGTTTAAGTATGGACAACTTAATATCTGAGTATTTCATATGGTCATTCTCCTAGTTATATTAGTCGGACAGTAGTTCTTTGATACGCCTGCGGATATGCTCGCGCACCTCGACTGGTGGTTTGCGATCCATCTGTGGTGTGAATGTGGGGAGAGGCACAAAATACTTCGCCATTTCCTCACGCCTTGCTGCTTGACGCTTACGTCTGAGAATCTGCGCGTCAAGTAAAACCTTATCGAATACGTTCATAGTCCTTCTACCTCCTCGGGCACTGTGTGGCTAAACCGTATAGTCATACCCATATCTTTGGCAAGTTTGAGTGTCTGCGCAGTCAGCGTTTCCGTGCCTGCTATGTGGGATAGCATCTGCGCTTTGTCATTGATCGGGTAATACAGGGACTTGCCATAGACTGTGCGTATCTCAACTTCAAGGTGCATAGTTCTCTCCTTAGTGTTGTGTTTCTGAGTTTTCGTCCCCGGCGATTTCCTTACCATTGAGAACAGGTGAATTAAACGCTTCTTGGTATGTCTTGAGCAGCCAAGTCATGCCTTCGAGATCATCTGCTACTGTGCATGGCTCGCAGTATCCAAGGATTGTCCCGTCGTCATCGTAGTAAACCTCGCGCAGTGCAATGCACGGATCGCCATCGTTTTCGTGGGATATATCTACAAATCTAAAGTTCCAGTTCATTTGCCACCCCTTCCAGTTAGTATGCTCGCCAGACAGAACACCAAGAAACACATCAGGATAATTGACAACGCACCGTTTAAGGCTCGCAGTAGTTCAATCATTTTTTACCCTCTAAGTGGTCAATGTATTGCCTCAACGTGAGTATGCGATGCAGCCACTCGTGCTCTGCTACAACTTCTTTGGCCTTCGATGGCGCAACCCAACCGTGTTTGGCCCATGTCTTCGTGATATCAGTCTGATCGGCTGGAACGTAGTTATTGCTGGGTCGCAACAATGACGGCTTGGAGTTCATATTTATCTCCGCTATGTGTTTACAACTTGACGTCCGACTTGGGGCCGAGCTCATCAAATGAGCCTTGTTGTATCGGTTTGGGTTTGGGCGCAGTGGCTTGTTTGCTACGTTTACGCTCCTGCTCTTCTTTACGCATATCCCACCACATCGACACGCCGATGATTACCAAGCAAGAAAAGGCAAACCACGCCGCCGATTGAGCCGTTATGTTTGGGTCAGGTTGCATGGCCTAGTCCTTAGGTAAGTTCGGGTGTGATGCACAAAAACTCTGTTACATCTGCATCAGTTTCACTATCGAATGACCGAGCGCTGAAGCGGTAGTTCCTATACTGCAAGTCTACTGCGTGCTCCACCTTGTCAACAAAGTCATCGAATTTGTCAACATCGAACGTAATTGTGAGCGGCATGGGTTTGGATCTCCTGCGTGTGATAGGTGCGGGGCCCCGCTTAGTGGTTGCCATGTTAACGGCCTCCTTTGTGCGATGAGTTGAGGTTTAGTAGCAGACTGTGATCTGTAACTACGATGTAGTTGGACTTGGGCATGGGGACAATTGTGTGCTTAACGGCTTGTGCTGCTTCTTCTCCGCATGGCATACAGGTAAAGTAAGTAGGATTTTTTTTCTCTATGCCTAGTTTCCAACGCTGGAATGGGACTTTGTTGAAGTGGCAATGTGTGCATAGATACACACGATCTTCTTCGCGTAGTTCCATTAGAAGTCTCCAAGACAGAGATAACAGAGGCCAACGATTCCTGCAAGAATGACAAAAGCATCGAGTAGGTTCATGGATAATTCTCCGTGTGTTTTGGATAAATAGAATTGGATAAATAGGAAAGTGCTTATGAATCAATGGGTTAGCAGATCGAATTATCCAAAGTGGCTAATTATCCAAAGGTTGTAGAGGCCCCCCCTATTATGCGTGTGATGCGTGCGTATATCCTCACGCGCACTATACGCACCGAGGTTCTCTCGGGAGGGGGGTATCTAAAATTATTGGATAACTAGACTAAATAGACTAAATACAAACAACAGAATGGCTACGGCAAGCCGTTTCCGGTATTTATCCAGTTTTGATGGCTATAGTGGCTATAGTCATTTTGGATAATTGCTGGATAATTAGGCAATTTTTGCCGCCATCTCCTGAACACCCTTGATTAACTCCACAACTTGGGTAAGTGTGGCGCGTTTAGCCGAGGGCACTTGGACACCATCTTTCTTGCGTATTACATACCCGCCATTCTTGGAAAGGGCGAGGTCATTGACCTTATCTTGGAACCGAGTCTCCAAGGACTCAAAGGTTGCGCGGTTTGGGATTGACACAGACTCACCCAACAATCCGGCGATGGCCTCTGCCAATGGCTGATAATTACCACGCCGCGCCGCCGATGCGATAGACCCGACAGAGAATTGCGCGAGCCCCATGCGAGCGTGTTTGCCGACTGAGCCCTTTTGCCCTGCGAGGTATGTGATGGCCTCAAAGGTTGCGCCCTGTAAAACTGACACCTTGCGCTCAGTTAAAGTCTTGCCCACTACAAGGGCCGAGGCTGGTGTGTATGATGCGACTTCGGTATTGCTGTGTGCGAGTGCGACTTGCATATTTAACTCCTCAAAGGTTGGTTGGTTTAATACATATTGCACAGGGCGCGTTTAGTCCCTGCAATTTCCGCGTTTACTTGACGCGAAATCGTGAACACCCTAGCACGCCGAGTCCGTGCAAGGTGCTTGATAACTTTGACGCTATAACCAGTGCGCGGGTCGAGAGGTTTGATGCTCGCCGACCCTTGAATGGTTCCGCGCTTGACTGTGTAAGTAGCCATGTAAGTCTCCAATAGTTGAGCAATTTGATGCACCCTGATATCAAGACGCATTAAATTGCCCGTTATTGTTCGCGGGGAGGCCTACTTCGCGCCCGCCTGTGTCGCATGATGAGTGGACTAACGCGCCCTCACCCACTTGCACTTATCCCCTCATCAACCCCGATGTCCTGCCGTAGCAGTGCGAACCCGTAGGTATCGCCGACTTTGGAGCCTGCCGGTGTGCAAGCCTATCCACAACTAGCCGTTCGACTAGCCATGTCCCCCAACTACGCGCTTTTACGAGATCCGTTGGCGATCACGGCAGGGAGATCCTAAGACCCGCGCTGTCTGCGCCTACCCTGCACCATAGGGGAAAGTGTGCCGATCTTGGGTGTGCCAGGGGGGTGGGGGGCTGGACAACGGGGGGGCGGGGGCCCCTGTCTGCTTACCTATGCCATATAACGCGCCTGGTATTTTTACCTACATACACACGTAATACATACAACCCACTTGACATACGTACACACCGCATCTATATTCCGTTTTAGGGGGTTAGCGGTAACGGCCCGGAAATGATCGCAGCGATCCTGAGATTCGAGTTGTTGTACACACCCGTTATACCCCCGCCCATTTAACTAAAAGGAGTAACAGATGAAATTAGCCGCCCTGTTTAAAGGTAAAGAAAGTTCCAAGGAAGAAAAATCCGAGAAAAAAATGTCCCCCTCGCAATACGCTCGTGGCGAAGCCATGGAGAAAAAAATGAAGGGTATGGAAAAAGGCGGTCGGTCCCAGGGATTTAACAAAGCCGTTAATGCGCCTAAAAAAGACATGATGCGCAAAGGGGCGGGGCGTGGGCGATAACCGGAACTGGAAGCGGCACAACTTCTATTTACCGGAGGACGCCGTGTCGGCGCTCAAGGCGCTGGCTGTTAAGGAGCAGACTACCTACTCCGATTTAATCCGTAAGGCGATTAAACAATTTTTGGAAGCCAATGGACGACCAAGCGCTTGAGCCGATTCAGCCCGGGAGGCTGACGGTGCCATCGGAGATGGTGGCAGAGATTGCGGCGGGGCTGGAAGAGCCTAAAGATATTGCTATGCGGTACGGCATCGCCGGTCAGGCATGGGATGACTTGAAGAATTGGACGCCGTTTCAAAATGCAGTAGCCGCGCAGAAGGCGGAATACGAGAAATCAGGGTTCACATTCAAGGTTAAAGCGAAAATGCTGACCGAAGATGTGTTCGAGGATGCATATAAACGGGCGCGATCCAGCGATGCAACCCTGCTTCAGAAGCTAGAATTCGTCAAATTGGGGGCCAAATTGGCGGATATGGAGCCGAAAAACACCCAAGCGGCGCCTACAGGACCTGCGTTTTCCATAACAATTAACATGGGTGACGAGTCTACAAAACCCAAAACCATCGACATAACGCCACAATATGTCGAAAAAACGGACGAAAATGAGCACGAAATGGTCGAAAACGAGGCAAAAACGGGCTGAAATGCCCTATTTACGATGAATCTAACATACACACCGCCGGACAGCGTTCGAGGGTTTTTACGCAGCGAATCGTTCATTTCCTTGATTGTTGGACCAGTTGGAAGCACAAAAACGACCGCTGGGATAATGAAAATCGCCTACCACGCCAAACAAATGGCCCCATGTAGGGATGGAGTGCGCAGATCCCGTGCCATATGGGTGCGTAATACGCGCGAACAATTGCGAGATACCAGCATACCGGACGTACTTCGGTGGTATCCTGATGGTCAGGCGGGCAGTTATCTGAAATCGGAATATAAATTTATATTGAGGTTTGACGATGTTGAATGCGAAATACTATTCCGAGGGTTGGACGACTCTGACGACGTCCGTAGGCTCTTATCTCTCCAAGCGTCTTTTGGTATTCTTGACGAGTTTAGGGAAATTAATCCTGATATCTTCAATGCTCTCCAAGGTCGTCTTGGGCGATATCCATCGAAACTTGATAATAGTGTTGGCTGTGTTACTGATAATGGCAAATCTAACGCGCACATATGGGGGATGACCAACCCGCCGGATATGGATACGTTCTGGGAGACCTACTTATCGGAGCCCCCGGCTAATGCGCAATGTTTTTTTCAACCATCTGGACTATCTGCTGAAGCCGACTGGCTTGAGTTCCTCCCCGAGGACTACTACGAAAACCTGGCTGAAGGTAAATCTGAGGACTGGGTCGATGTGTATATCCACGCTAAATTTGGCAAATCCCTGTCAGGACAGCCCGTATTTAGGGCGTTCGACCGTGATATTCACGTCGCAAAAAATACTCTTAATTATATAAAGTTATCAACCCACCCCCTGATTATAGGGATGGACTTTGGACTGACACCGGCATGCACAATAAACCAGATGGACCCACAGGGGCGGTTTCTTACGTTTGCAGACCTTGTATCGGAAGGTATGGGGACCCTACGGTTTCTCAGGGAGAAATTAAAACCCCTGCTGGCGAACCGATTCCCAGGTATGCCGGTTATCGTGATTGGGGACCCAGCGGGGCAGCAGCGTGCCCAGACAGACGAGCGTAGCGTTTTTGACATCCTGAAGCAGGAAGGCTTTAGGGTTATACCGGCTAAGACCAATAGCATAGTGGCTCGAATAAACGCCGTTGATAAGATGCTGACGACCATGGCAGACGGCAAACCGGCGCATTTAATTGATCCGGGGGCTCGGCACTTGATTAACGCGCTGAGGGGCGGATATCGGTATAAAATCAAGACTAGCGGTCAAGTAGATGACAAACCGGAAAAAAACGAGTATTCTCACGTAGCAGATGCGCATCAGTACGCATGTCTCCACGCCGATGGGAATTTGACCGGCGATGTCCTAGCCCCCAAAGCACGCGAAATTCAGAAAATTTCTTACGCTTGGGTGTAAATCATTGACTTTATGGGTAAGAGGAGTTATAAGGCGGTATGGAACAAGGCATAAATATTACCTCTGACACAGCCCCCGGTGTGACAAACATCGGTGGTATTGTACCCGTTAAATCTGTAAAACAACTGATGG